TCGCGTTGCGCGTAGACCGCTATTTCAGCGCGAGTCGTAACCTGTTTTAATGCTAATTCATTCTGACGAATATACTCTGCCGACAGCAATTTGGCCCGATCCAATGTCTGCTGCATTTGTACCGCTTTAGCCGCGTCGGGGTCTTTTGCAGCGGTTACAACTCGTCCTGTGCCAGCCACACCAGAAGCCGACTTTCCTAATGGATCGATAACGTCCTGCATCAATCTTTGATTCGCCGCCCACGTTTCAAGATTCTTCGCCTTCAGAGCGTCGTATCCGGCAGCAATACCTTTAAAATCTCCCGCCAATACTTTTGCTAAAGATGACCCCATAAATACTAGAGTATCGGCAAGTTGAGCCACCGCCGATGCCAGCGTATTTATTCCAACCGCCGCATGTTTAACAAACCATTCTAATTTCTCAAAAAAGAATTTGGACGCCGCAGTATTTTTATTCCAGTGATCGAACAACGTGCCAAGCGTAGGGATAACCGCGTTAGTAAACATCAGCATTGTCTGACCAGCTTTTGCGCTTAAAGCGTCATGCAACCTTCCGGCTTCTTCTACCGCTGCCGCATAAGCCTTAAACTTATCCCGCGCCGCCTGTGTTCCATTCACCAAACCGATCCAATCTACGCCCTTACCTGCTCGGCTGAACATCTCCACTCCCGCAGCAGCCCTAATAATTGGGTCTTGAATAGCGGCAATAGAATATAGAGTCTTGTCGAATAACTTATCCGGGCTTAGTTTAGCTAGATCATTTAATGAAACGCCCAAGCGACCGAAGGCTTGTTGTGCGCCTAGTGAACCCTGTGCGGCTTCGCCTACTTTAGATGAGAACGAGGATAAGAACTTGCCAGCGTTATCGGCTGACCCTCCATTTTCTGCCAGACCCTTAGAAAGGGCTAGTATAGAGGCTACAGCGACTTCATTGGCTTTGGCAGTATCAGAGATAGCGTCACCGTAAGATAACGCTTTGTAGGTCATTGCAACGAAGGCAGCACTTGCTATCGTCGCGGCTTGCTGTGCATTGTGTGCAAATTTTGCGAGGCTGCGATCAGCACCCTCGATGCCCTTCTGAAACTCTGCTGAGTCCAGCCCCAGAACTACGCCAAGTCTTGCTAACATTCCCATCATTTACCCCTTAAATATTTTCTTGGGTGCGTTCGGTGCTGATCTCATATAACTTTGCAAAGCCGTATTAGCGGCTGCGTCTTTTTGTTCCTTCGTCAGCGGTGGGTATAAATATTCATACGCCTTCGGTATGATGTCTTGTAGTTTAAAAGCGGTCTGATTTTCAGACCTCATGTAATTATATATCGCGCCAGTCAATGATCCTAGCACTTCTAACATCCCACGATTCCCGATAAGCCCGTCGGCATACATAATACAAATATCGGTAAATCGTTCTTCGTCTATGCTGTCAGGATCAGTTCCGTTTGCAGTTAGCATCGCTTTTACCTGCCTACGAACCGACCCCGTTATTTTCCCTTTGCTTCCTCGTATCCGGGAGAGACTGTCTCACTGATGTTTTTAATCACCTGTAGCTGAATCGGCAGAGGGAATAACTCATCTATCATAGGGTAGGTGATGTTAGCCATATCAAAGTCTGCTTCTTCTGGTACTAGCAGTCGGAATAGTTCTGTAATACGTTGCTCCAATATTCGTTTGTTCGTTGCAGCCGCCTTCATAGAGTTGCCATCTACTAAAACATCGTCCTCAGTAATGTGGCAGTTCTCGCCTTCTTCTAAATCTTTAATCAGATCTTGGTAGTAAATGTCGATGATTTCATCATCTATCAACTCCATTCGAACCTGCATCTCCTCAAATTCTTTTGTAAGCGGTACTTTAACTTTAAAGGTATGGCCGCCCATAGTGAATGAGCGTGTCCTTACGCTTTCTTTATGCTTTACGAACTGTGAACCTAATGCCTTCTCTAGCTTATTCATGTCTTGTCCTTTTATATGTATCGAGATTTGTACTTGCTCATATTTTCCCAGATCAGTTTAGATAAAATATTAAGCACTGCACCTGCTTGGCCTTCTAATGCCGGACGTAGGAATGGAGTTGCCGCCATATTCTTTGTCCCGAACTCTACTGCTGTTGCTCTTGCATCACTTCTGACTCCTGTTTGCTTAGACTTTGTTTTTAAGTTCTTAAATTTCATCTTTGCTAACTTCTTTCCGGGTGCTGTTGTAACCAGCCCAATTACCGTATCACTTGGGTCTATGTACTTTGACCGCTTATCCTTACCCGTAGGGTTCCTAGCTTCGATCTGTAGAGACGCTGCGAGTGCGCCAGTGTCCCGAGGTACTAATGCTTTCGCCTGAGCGAGAACTGGTGCCATAGCTTGCCTTACCGACTTCTTAAGAATAAGACTTTGATCTCTAGGCCCGAAGTTAGAATATAACGCTTTAAATGCTTCGTGAAGTTCTTTGTGACCTACGAAAGCAATTTTGACTGAGGCCATTAGTCTCCCTTAACGACTATCTTTTTATAGATTTCGTTATTCAGAGCGACTGTGTAGTCGGCTACCTCCTCCGGCGTCATTGTGTCGGCGTGGTTCTTTGCTATCTCATAGGCTAGATGAATTCCAGCTATGCGCTGCTGCTGGTGACTGAACCAATTTTTTTGGCCTGAGTTAGCCTGATGAATTATGTATTCGAGAAGTGCTGCGGAACTATTTGTTGTCATATATTGTAGAACCGCCCCGAAGGGCGGCTCATCTCTTAGGTGTTGTTAGACCAGCCGTAGTTCAATCCACCAATAGGATGGATAGTGAACTCGAACTTACTTTCAGCGTTAGGCTGCAAATCCCACTTCAAACCACCGACCATACCATTGAAGGCATAAGCGACAGTATCGGTGCCGTCATAAACTGCTACTACATAGGTGCGAACAACTGTACCGCCATATCCATCTTCACGGATTTGCAATTGTGCCACGTCGGCAGGATTCCAAGCAGAAGTAACCGTTAATGAAGTTACTTGATTCTGCGTCGTGACCTTCGCGCCAGTTCTTGCGCCAGCGACCGAGTAAGCTGCTACAGCATCATCAGAACCAAAAGCAGGTACAGCCTCAACAGGAACCGCCATACCTGTAGAACCTACACCGCCAGCAGACGTTCCTACGAGTTCTTCTACCCAACCTGTCCACGTTGAAAGATTAGCAATAGAAAAAGGGGTTGGAGTTGCCGCAGATTGCATCCAGAGAGTAGCTGTGTATCCGGGTAAAATTTTATTAATCAGTGCCATAATAATTCCTTTGAATAAGATTTAAGAAATTTTGTCTTATGATGATGTTGGAATGTCCATTTTTACATCTAGTATAATTTGATTCATGCCGAGTTCGTTATCATAGGTATTGTATAACCAATGTACGTCTGCTTTAGCAATGAAAAATCCTTCTGCTAGACTACCGAATAATCCCGAGTAGCCGTGCAATTCTTGCAGTATCGTATTGCCCAGACTAAAAGCGTCTGTCATAGCTTTGCAAAATATCGAGGTCTGAAAGATCGGGGTGTCGATACCTTTATTATCCTGAGTCTGTCCTGTGTACACGGGCTGATGGACGTTCCGCAGTTGCCACGTTATGAACTTTTCTTCTGTTGCCCAGTTCCGATTAAAGTTTGCATAGACTGGAACGGGGTCAACAATCGCAGCCAGTTGATATTGAATCGCTTGTGCGTACACATAGGGATTATTCTGGGTTGTCATACGGGTGTCTCCGGGTCGTTGCGATAGCAGATATAAGTCACCTTCATCCGATCATTCGATTCCCTAATGTCCGTAATTCTCCAATCAAATCCGCGCCAAGTAATGCTAAACAAATTCTGGTTATCTACGATCTCCTTATTATTCGGAGTGTAATTAACCGTGATCTTTACTAAGTCTTGATAGACTCTATATCTCTCGCTTATCCGTAATGAATTAGCTACGTCAGCCACAAGCCCTCGCGTCTCGAACCACGGAGTAGTCGTGGTCGTGTATTCCCCAACGGTATCAACCCCGTTGGTGACGTTATTAATCGTAAGGTTCTCATAGCGAACTATAGTCATTACATAACCAGAGGTTTGTAAGGTCTTAGCAAAGTATCCACGCCCCAACTAATCATTTGAGTTGTATTCATCGCCCCGCTGCTAGTCGCGCTTCTGTTGTTATAGATGTGCGTAAGCAGCATTAATCCAGCCTGTTTAACGACAGGATAATTCGCAATAGGGTTAGCGTTTTGCGTGTATGTAACTATGATCGGATTAGCAAAGGTCTGATTAAGCGTGGTCGGTATTGCTGATACCACAACTCTATTCCCTGTCTGATCGTAGAAATAGTTACCCGCTGCCAGAGTAATTGGTGCATTACTTTCCACTCCGTAATAGACCACCGAGTTCAGCGTTACACCTGCCGATCCAATTGATACTTCTGGCAAGTCGAGATAAAGTGCAGAACCATAGACGCCAGAATTGCCGTAATA